GCCACCGCCTGCAGGGGCTGGATTACGCCCGGATGAACGAGGCCGGTCTGCTGATAGCGGCGGTGCAGGATATTTTGATGCTGATAGATAAAGATGTAAATTTGATTGAGGTGCAGTTAAAAGCGGCGTAGCCTTCCCTCACCCCAGCCCTCTCCCAAAGGGAGAGGGGGTCAGATATGCCCCGCCCCGCGCGGGGTTTTTCTTTTAGCGGAACACCTTCCGCCTCGACCCTTCCCGCGCGTGCGCGTACTCTGCGCGTATGAAAACACTCCAGGATTTCCCCATACCCGCAGGCTGGGCGGCGCGTTCGACGCGCCCGAAAGCGTTGCGGTTAAATCTGTTCGCGCTGCCAGCGCTCTATCTGCGCCACCTGGTGCAGCAAGTGCTCGATTTTTTTGTGCGCGATGTACGGGCGCATCGCCTCGATGGCGGAAACCAGCTCGGTGATGGGAACACGCGCTGGCCCGCTGTCGGCAAAAGTTTGCCAGTCCGCGGCGATGCGATAGCCCTCACGCCGCAAGAGGCTGTCGAATGCCTGGTTTACCTCGGCCAGATCATTGCGTGTTTGGCGCAACAACACCGCCATGATCAGGCAGGCGCAAAAAGCCCCCCCGGCTGCGAGTGGCCACAGCCAGTGCTGGTTCGTCGCAAACCATGCGGCGGCACTGCCGATGAAAGACAGCGCGGCCAGCAGGTTGGCGAAGTGTGCGAGCGGATTGCCGAATCTGTCAAAAATATACTTGAGGCGGCGGCTGAAAGTCATCTGGTTTCTCCCGTATCGGCGGAACAACAGTTTAACGCTATTCGGGTGAAACCATAATGCCCCGCAAAATAGAACTCATCATCATCCACTGCTCGGCGTCGCCCGATGGCGCGTCGCTGTTCACCGGCAAGCTGGGCGAGCCGGGCTTCATCACGCCCGCGCAGGAAATTGATAAGTGGCACGCCGCGCGCGGCTTCCGCCGCAACCCCAATTGGGCCCGCTTGCAAGAGCCCACCCTCAAGCACATCGGCTACCACTACGTGATCTACACCGCCGGCGCGGTGCTGGCCTGCCGCCATTTAGACGAGATCGGCGCGCACGTGCAGGGCTACAACGCGGCCAGCATCGGCATTTGCCTGATCGGCACCGCGCGATACAGCCACGAACAATGGGGCTTCCTTAAAAGTTTAATCGAAGGCCTGCGCAAAACCTACCCGCACGCCCGCGTGGTCGGCCACCGCGACCTGTCACCGGATACCGATGGCGACGGCATCGTCGAGCCGCAGGAGTGGCTTAAAACCTGCCCCGGCTTCGAGGTGGCGGCCTGGCTGCAAGGCGGCTTGCAGCCGTTGGCCGGGCATATTTACCGCCCTCTCCCACCGGGAGAGGGTCGGGGTGAGGGAGCAAGCGGGGGCGGCCAACCATGAATCCATTGATGTTGGGCGGAATACTGGACATCGGCAAGAGCCTGATCGGCAAACTGTGGCCAGACCCCGCGCAGCAGGCCGAAGCGCAGTTGAAGCTGGCGCAGCTCGCGCAAAGCGGCGAGCTGAAAGAGCTCGAAATCCGCATGAGCGCGATTTTAGCCGAGGCGAGCAGCCCCGACCCGTGGACGTCGCGCGCCCGCCCCAGCTTTCTGTACGTGATGTACCTCGTGATTCTGACCTCCATCCCGGTCGGGCTGGCGGGTGTTTTCTACCCGGACGAAGCCGCCCGTTTTGCGGCGGGGATGACGGCCTTTTTGGCGGCCGTGCCGGATAGCCTGTGGACGCTGTTCGGCGCGGGTTATTTGGGTTACGCGGGCGCGCGCACTTTTGAAAAAGCCAAGGGGCGGGCGTAGGGGCGTATGACATACGCCCTTTTTCGGCGCGTAATTTTAATTATTAATAGGAGAAAAATATGGCGGCAATGAGCGATTATTTGGAAAACAAAGTATGGGACTGGCTGTTGCGCGGGCAGGTGTTTCCCCCGCCCGCCACAGCGTATGTGGCGCTGCTGACCGCGGCACCCGGCGATGCGGGCGGCGGCATCGAGGTGGCCGGCGGCAGTTATGCGCGCGTGGCGGTGGCCAGCGCGCTGGCCAACTGGTCGGGCACGCAAGCACCGGGCAGCACCGCCGCCAGCAGCGGCACCGATGGCACGGGCGAGAACAACGTGGTCATCACCTTCCCCGCCCCCACCGCCAACTGGGGCGTGATCACCCATTTCGCAATCTATGACGCGGCAGCGGCCGGCAACCTGTTGATCTGGTCACCGCTGTTCACCGCCAAGACCGTCAACAACGGCGATGCCGCACCCAGCTTTGCCGCTGGCGCGCTGACTTTCCAGGTCGATAACTAAATATGACCATCGCCCTCAGAGCCTCCGGCGCGTGGGCGGCGGGTACGACCCAGGTTGCCCCCGCGCTGCCAGCAGGCTTGGCGGCGGGCGACATCATGCTGTTGTACGCGGGCTGCAAGCCGTTTAACGCAACCATCGCCACGCCCGAGGGGTGGACGTTATTGGCGGCGGGCAGCGGCACGAATGGCTCGGTCGCGAATGGCTCTGACACGGGTTCGGTGCGGTTCGCCACCTTCTACCGCGCATGGCTGTCCGGCGATGCCGCGCCCAACGTAGCCATCACTGGCGGCGACACCGCGCTGGGTGTGGTACTGGCTTTCAGTAAGACCTCCTCCGCTTGGACGCTCCCCCCGGTTGCCGCCCAAGGCGGCGACACCAGCAGCGGCACGGGGTTCAGCCTGACGATGAGTGCCGATCCGGGCATTGCGGCGAACGATATGTTGGTCGTGTTTGCCACCCTGCCCGGCAATAACGCCACGTTTGCCTCGGCCCCGACCTTAACGGCTGCGGGCGCAACCATAGGCAACATCGCGCGATCCCCCACCACCGAAGGCACGACGGGCAACGGCCTCGATCTACAGAGCAGCAGCTGGTTTGCTTTATGCACGGCGGGCGCGGCCACCGCTGCGCCCGTGGCGGGGCATACGCTATCGGCGGCGCAGACGGGTGGCGGCGCGATGGTCAGGCTGCGCGAGGGTACCGCCGCCGCGCTGGAAGGGGTGGCTGGTGACGTGGCCGCCGCCGCGGGCGGTTTGACCACCGCAATTACCCTCGGCGCGGCAGCGGCCACGCAAGCTGCCGCCACGGGCGCGCTGACTACGGGTATCGCATTATCCGGCAACGCGGCAGCACAAGCCACGGCCAGTGGGGTATTGGCGGGCGGGGAAAATACCGCACTGGCGGGCGGGGCTATTTCGCAAGCTGCCGCCACGGGCGCGCTGACTACGGGTATCGCATTATCCGGCAACGCGGCAGCACAAGCAACGGCGGCAGCGGCGTTAAACACCGCCATCAATTTAACGGGCAACGCGGCAGCACAAGCTGCAAGCTCCGCCGCGCTCGATACGGGCATCGCCTTGGTCGGCGCGGCGCTGGCATCGGTGGGTGCTTCCGGCGGGTTGTCCGCGCAAATATCACTGGCGGGCGCGGCGGTATCGCTGGTGACCGTCAACGGCCAGCTCACCGCGCAAATTAAGCTGGATGGCGCGGCGATAGCGCGGGCTATTGCGGCGGCTGGCTTGAGTTCCGCCATCCAGTTGGCTGCTGGGGCTGCGGCGCAGGCGGCGGCGGCGGGCGATTTGAGCGTGGGTGGTGCGGTCGTTTTGTCCGGCAACGCGGCAGCCCAAGCTGCAAGCTCCGCCGTGCTCACCGCGCAGATCGTGTTATCCGGCCAGGCGGCGGCGCAGGCGGAGGTGTCCGGCAACCTCACCGCCAGCATCGCCTTGAGCGGCGCGGCGCTGGTTGATGCGCTGGCGGGCGGCGCGCTGGCCGCTAACGTGGGCCTCACCCCGGTGCGGATGCTGGCAGGCGTTACGCCAGCCACCCAGGTGGTGTCTGGTATCGGCCGCACAGCATTGCTGGCGGCGGGCGTAGCCCGCGCCGCTGTTGTGGCGAGCGGTGCCGGGCGGGTTAATTTTTTAACCGCCAGCGCCGTGCGCCCGGTTGGCCTAATAGCCGGGGTGGGGCGTGCATAGCTGGATACAGGGCGAGGTGGCCAGGTTGACCGTGGCGGTGACCGACGCGGCGGGCGCGCCCGCCGATCCGGCATCGGTCGTGTTAAAAATTAAAAGTCCGGCGGGCGCAATCAGCACACGCGCCTATCCGGGCGAGGTTGCCCGCACCGGTGTGGGCCTGTTTGCGTTTAATTTGGCACTCGCCGAAAAGGGCAAATGGTTGTACCGCTGGGAAGCGTCCGCCCCCGCGCAAGGCGCGCAGCAGGGTGATTTAACGGTCACGGGGAGCAATATTTAATGGGCGACGAAGATAGGGCGCAAGAAGTCGAATTGCGCGAATACAAACACACGCAGGCGCGGGCGATATTGCCGCCGCCCACCCGGCCATCGGCCAAGTGGTGCGCGGGTGCGGGCTGCGGCGAACGCATACTGGATGCGCGCCGCAACGCCGTGCCGGGCGTACAGTTTTGCGCAGAATGCCAGAAATTTAATGAGCGGTATTTGAAGGGGTGGATTAAAAAATGAATTGGACGGTCGATCAAATCAGCTTGGCATTCCGCATCGCTGAATTTATTTTAATGGGCGGCGTAGCCTGCTACGTCTATTTGGCCAACAAAGACAAGGCCACCAACGCGAGGCTGGATGCCAAAGACAAAGTCACCAACGAGCGCGTGGATGTGGTCGAAAAGCGCGTGGACGACAAGCTGGACAGCCACGGCGAGCGCATCACCCGGCTGGAGGGCGGTCCCACGCACGGCCGCATCGACGAGGCGCACACCCGCATCACCGATGTGATGCAGAGCGTGTCCGAGCTGACGGGCGAGGTCAAGGGCGTTAAAACGGTGTTGAATTTAATTCACGACCATTTGTTAAACGGGCGAGGCAAATGATATGAACTATGCGGAAGATGTCTCTAGGGCGCGACGGCTGGCGATGTTGCAGGCTATATATTTTGCTGCGGACTACCTGCTGAACCGCGCGATGTTGCGCACGCGGGTCGAGGCCGCGGGTTACATCACCAGTGTAGATTTATTGCACACCGAGTGCGCTTGGCTGGCCGAGATGGGCTATATCGAATTATTGGAGATGGATACCGTGCGCCTCACCGAGCGCGGCGCGGATGTGGCGCGCGGGCGCAGCCAAACGCCCGGCGTGCGCCGCCCATCGCCCGGCGAGAGGTTGCCGTAATGGCGCATCCCGACGAAACTCGCCGCGCGGTGCGCGCCTCCTATATTTTTGACCAGATGTCACTGGAGGTCGCCGCGATCAAAAATGGTGTGCCCTTCCAGACCGCACGCGGCTGGAAGCGCATGGGGCTGGATCACGGCGACGACTGGGACCGCGCGCGCGGCGCGCAAATGATTGCCGGCGGCGGCATCGAAGACGTGGTGCGGCAGACCCTCGGCGTGGTGGTGCAGCAGGTGCAGGCCACGCTGGACGCGATCCGCCTCGACCCGGACATGCAGCCCGAACTCAAGGTCAAACTGCTGGCCAGCTTGTCCGATTCCTATTTTAAAATGGTTAGCGTCTCACGCCGCATGATGCCGGATACCGCCAAAGAAGCGGCGCAAGCCGTGGCCGAAAAAGCGCGCAAAGGCGGGCTGTCGGAGGATGTCATCAAACAGATCGAGGAGCAGGTGCTTGGCCTCGCCCGTTAAAAAGGGGAAGGGAGAAGGGGGAAGGGGAAAACCTCCACCGCCGCCCTCACCCCCTTTAAAGGGGGGGGTGAGCGGCTATTTCCTGCCCTACCAGATCGCCTGGATCACCGACAAATCCCGCTTTAAAATATGCGAAAAATCACGCCGCGTCGGCATGACCTACGCGCAGAGCTACGAAGACGTGGTCGATGCCGCCCGCGCCGAAGGCGGCATGGACGTGTGGTTTTCCAGTGCGGACGAGTCTGCGGCCAAGGAATACATCCGCTACTGCGAACAGTGGGCCAAGCTCTTTCACCTCGCCGCCGAATCGCTCGGCGAAGTGGTCATCGACCACAAGGATGATGTCAAGGCGCTGGTCATCGAATTCGCCAGCGGCAAGCGTATCCACGCTTTGAGCAGCAACCCGAAATCGTTCCGCAGCAAGGGCGGCAAGCTGGTGTTGGACGAATTCGCCTTCCACAAACAGCCCGAAGAAATGTGGAAAGCCGCCATCCCGATTATCACCTGGGGCTTTCCGGTGCGCGTGCTGAGCACCTACAACGGCCGTGGCAACCGCTATTACAGGCTGGTGCAGGATGCCAAGAAAGCCGCGCTCCCTCTCCCCCTGGGAGCACTAAAAGTAGGCAATCCGCTATCCGGCGGGCCGGATGCGGAATTGACACAGGGTCGGGGTGAGGGAAAGTCCGCCCATACAAGCCGTTGGGCGCTGCACACCATCACCATCGAAGACGCCGTGGCGCAAGGCTTGGTCGATAAAATTTTGCAACGTCCGGCCACCGCCGAGGAGCGCGCCGCCTTCTTGAAAGACTGCCGCGAAGCGGCGGGCGACGAAGAAACCTACCAGCAGGAATATCTGTGTGTGCCGGTCGATGAAGCCACGGCCTGGCTCACCTGGGAGATGATCACCACCGCCGAACACGCGGACGCGGGCAAGCCTGAGAGGTACGCGGGCGGCGATTGCTATGTCGGCATGGACATCGGGCGGCGGCGCGATTTAACCGTGATCTGGGTGATCGAGAAAGTGGGCGACGTGGCGTGGACGCGCGAAGTGGTGCGCCTCAAAAGCAAAAGTTTTGCCGAGCAGGATTTCGAGCTCGACCGCATTTTTAACACTTACACCGTGCGCCGCGCCTGCATCGACCAGACCGGCATCGGCGAAAAGCCGGTAGAAGACGCGCAGAAGCGCCACGGCACTTACCGCGTCGAGGGCGTGATCTTCACCTCCGCCAGCAAACAGCACCTGGCCACGCTGGTCAAGCAGGCCTTCGAGGATAAAAAAGCGCGCATCCCGGAAGACCGCGCCATCCGCGAATCGCACCACGCCGTGCGCAAAATCATGACGCTCTCCGGCAACCCGCGCTTCGACGCGGACAGAACAGAAATGGGCCACGCCGATGAGTTTTGGGCGCACGCGCTGGCCTTGAACGCGGCGGAGCAGCCCGCGGTGAAGATCGAGTTTCAGGCGCTGGGACAACTCCGCGCCTCGCGTAATTTGAGCGGGTTTATGTAGGGGCGGATCGCATCCGCTTTATGTAGGGGCGGATTACATACGCCCGACGGAGAAAAATATGGCACAAATTCTAGACAAAAGCGGTAAACCGATTGTGGCAGAAATCGCCAGCATCCGCCGCGACCCGCTGCAACCCTTATTCAGCGGCCTGATCACTCCCAACGACGACACCTTGGCCAGTCGCGGGCAGGGTAAAGGGCTCAAACTTTACGAAGAGGTCGAGCGCGACGCGCACGTCTACGCCTGCCTGCACAAGCGCAAAATGGCGGTGATCTCGCGCCCGTGGGAAGTGACCGCGGCCAGCGATTCGCGCCCGGATAAAAAGGCGGCGGCCATTGTCGAAGCGCAGCTCGGCGCGCTCAACTTCGACGCGATCTGCATGGGGCTGCTCGACGCGATCAACAAGGGTTTTGCGGTGGGTGAAATTATGTGGGCAACCCCTCACCCCCAACCCCTCTCCTGCGGGGAGAGGGTGGCCGACAGGCCGGGTGAGGGGCAGATCATCGCAGCCGACATCCGCCTGCGCGACCAGCGCCGCTTTAATTTCGACGAAGACTACGCGCTGCGCCTCAAAACGCAACAGAACATGCTCAAAGGCGAGGAGCTGCCCGCACGAAAGTTTATCGTGCACAGCGTCGGCGCGAAGGACGGCAACCCGTATGGTTTGGGCTTGGGCAGCAAGCTGTTCTGGCCGGTGTGGTTCAAGCGCCAGGGGATCACCTTCTGGCTGACTTTTCTGGACAAATTCGGCAGCCCCACCGCTTTGGGCAAATATCCGCCCAGCACCAGCTTGCCCGACCAGCAAAAGCTGCTCGACGCGCTCGCCGCCATTTCGCAGGATGCGGGCGTGACCATCCCCGAGGGGATGGCGGTAGAGCTGCTGGAGGCCACGCGCGGCGGCACCGCGGGCTATGAGCAGATGATCCGCTACATGGATGAACAAATATCCTACTGCATCCTCGGCGAAGCCCCCGGCGCAAAAGACAGCGGCGGCGCGCAGGCTTCTGCCGCGATCACCCGCAACGAAGTGCGGCTGGAACTGGTGCAGTTCGACAGCGACATGCTCAGCGCCACACTTAACGCCACCCTGGTTAAATGGATCGCCGAGTTTAACGTGCCCGGTGCCGCGCCGCCGGCGGTGTGGCGCAAGATTGTCGCGCCCGAAGACATCAAGCTGCGCGCCGAGCGCGACCAGATTTTATTCGGCATGGGCATGCGTCCTGACGACGATTACACGGCGGAAAATTATCCGGGCTGGACCATACCAACCCCCCCTGCCGCCATTCCCGCGCCGGGCACTCCCCCTTTTGAAAAAGGGGGGCAGGGGAGATTTACAAAAGAGGGAGCGGCATTCGCCGAGGCGGGCAAAGATGCCGCCCGCGACGATCTCGATGACCTGGTGGATGCCGCGCTGGCCGAATGGCAGGCCGATCTCGCGCCCGCCGCCAGCGTCATTCAAGCGTTGATGGACGAGTCGGCCAAACAAGGGGAGACCGCCGCGCAGTTTCTGGAGCGTTTGCCCGGCATCCTCAAACAGGTTGACACAGGTAAGTTGGGCGACAAATTAAGCCGCGCCACCTTCTCCGCGCGCCTGGCGGGCGAGGCGGGCATCGCCCCAAAACAAACGTAGCGTGCGCCGTGCGCACGACAGAATGAAAGACCAACCCAATATCACCGTCCTGTTCAAACTCGCGCCCGCCGAGGCGGTGGCGTATCTGCAAGGGCGCGGCCTGCTCACGCCAACCTTCAGCTGGCAAGACCTGTGGCAGGACGAACACGCGCACGCCTTCACCGTCTCGCGCCTGGCCCGGCCCGATATTTTAGAATCGCTGCGCGACGGCATCACCCGATCGGTCGAGGGCGATCTGTCGCGCCGCGACTGGACCCGCAACGCCCGTGAATTACTGCAAAAAGAAGGTTGGTGGGGCAAAAAAACGGTGCGTGAACCCTCTCCCTCCGGGAGAGGGCAGGGTGAGGGCGGGGGCGAGTTGCTCACCACCACCTTCAACCCGGCCCGCCTCAAGCTCATCTTCGACACCAACACCCGCATGGCCGCTGCCGCCGGGCAGTGGCAGCGCATCGCGCGCAACAAATCAACCCACCCCTACATCCGCTACATCACGCAGCGCGACGAGAAGGTGCGCCACGCGCACCGCGCCTGGGACAACCTCACTCTACCGGTCGATCACCCTTTCTGGAAAACCCACTTTCCGCCCAACGGCTGGCGTTGCCGCTGCCGCGTGGTATCCATGTCGCAGCGCGAATACGACGCGGGCTTGTCGCCCAACGGCCAGACCTTAAACAAAACCGCGCCGGAAATCAAAATGCGCGATTGGACCAATAAGCGCACCGGCGAAGTCAGCCGCGTGCCGGAAGGCATCGACCCGGGCTTCGCCTACAACCCCGGTCTGGCGGCGGCGCGGCAGTCCAATATGGCGCAGGTGGCAGCGGCAAAGCTGGCGCAAGTAACGCCCGATTTGGCTGCGGCGTACCGTCAAGCCAGTATGATCGATTACGCGCGTGCGGCGAGAGATGCGGATGGGTTGGCGCGTCATTTGATTGTTGGCGCAGTAGAAAGCGCGCAGCGCATCGAACGCGCTACAGGGTTTGATTTGGCGGGGTACAATCAGATTTTGGATGCGTCAAAAGTGAAACATATTTTTGATGGGCACGGCGATGACCTCACGGAATCTCGCCGCGCACAGCGTGCGGTCACGGTCTATGACATTGCGCTGATCCCCGCCCTGGTCAATAACTACGACGACGTGTCTGTGTCGGGTAGCAAAACGAAGGGCGGTCTTGATGCGCTTATATTCGTGAAGCGTTTTGGGAGAGAGGTGTTTTATTACGCGGCGGAAATAAGAAAGGGCAAGAAACATCTTGCCCCGGCAACGCTTTACATAAAAATAGGTACTCGCGGCAGATAGGTGCTTGCGCCCCCACCCCAAACGCCCGAAGCGACCGCGAGATGTGATCAATGATACGCGCCATAAAATAAAATTGCAAATATGATCGAAATACAAGTCAATTCCCGAGCCGTGCTCGACGCCTTCAACCGCCTCATCGCGGCAGGCCACGACCCGCAACCGGTTTTCGACGCCATCGGCATGGAGCTTGAAAACCGCGCGCGCAAACGCTTCGAGACCCGCACCGACCCCGAGGGCCGCGCCTGGGCGAAGTGGAAACCCGCCACCGCAAAATCCTACCCAAAAGATGCCAACAAAAAGCTGCTCGACCGCTACGGCGACATGCTGAAGTACATCAGCTATCAGGCGGACGCGAGCGGCGTGATGATCGGCACCAGCCAGGCCTATGCCGCCTTCCACGAACGCGGCACCCAAAAAATGGCGCGCCGCGGCATCTTCACCGCCGACCCCGAGGCGAGGTCGCTGGGCGCGGAGGACGAACACTCCATCCTGGACATCCTCAACGACCATCTGCAACGCGCCATCGGATGATCGACGTGGCTGAGCCATGACCATCATTCCAGCACCCCTATCGTCATTCCCGCAACGCGGCCAAAACAAAATGGGCTGCCACGCAGAATTATTTTCCAACTGGATTCCCGCCGCAGCCTGCCCTCGAATGAATTTGTCGGGGGCGGGAACGACGACACCCGTAAAAAACACCAGACCGCTTTAAACGCGATTTAAGCCGCGCAACCTCCATCTCTGCGGCAAGGGGTTATGCCGCCCCGCGATACCCCCGTTAAACCCCCGTTAAATTCATTCCTATGGGGTATCGCGCCAGCCACAGATCCCCGTGTCTTGATTTTATTCCTGCTTGTGTTTTATTTTTCATGCGCGTAAGCTAAAAAAGGTTTCCGTTTTATCTCACGCGGAACGTCTTCCGCCTTAACACGCCCCGCCGCCCCACGCCACAATGGCGGCATGAAATCAAAAATTCTCCAAATCTTCAAGCCCGGCCAGCACACCGCAATGAACGGTGCGGTGCTGTCCTTTTCCGAAGCCGACATCAAGGCGACAGCCCGAGCCTACGACCCGGCCAAACATGATGCGCCGATTGTAGTGGGTCACCCGCAGCACGATGCCCCCGCCTACGGCTGGGTCAAATCGCTGGCGTTCGCGGACGGGCTGGAAGCGGAGCCGCACCAGGTTGACCCCGCCTTCGCCGAAATGGTGGAGCGCGGCGCGTTCAAAAAAATCAGCGCGTCTTTTTACACCCCCGATTCCCCGTCCAACCCCGTCCCCGGCGTGTATTACCTGCGCCACGTCGGCTTTCTCGGCGCGCAACCGCCCGCCGTGAAAGGGTTGCGTAACCCGGAGTTCGCCGAAGGCGAGGCGGGCGTGGTCGAGTTTTCCGAGTGGGGCGACACCGTCAACGCCTTGCTGTGGCGCGGTCTGCGCGAATGGATCATCGGCAAGTTCGGTTTGACCGAGGCCGACAAGGTCGTGCCGGGCTATACCGTTAAAAATCTTGAGGAGTCCGCCGCCGCCGAATTAAAAGCGTTACAAACCATACCCTTCAGAAACTTCACCGAACCTCAACCTCAGGGAGAAAATATGTCTGATGCAGAAAAAACGCGCCTCGCCGCGCTCGAAACCGAAAACGCCGCGCTAAAAGCGGAAAGCGTCACCCTCAAAAAGGCCGCCGCCGATTTTGCCGAGGCCGAGATCGTGCGCAAAAAAACCGCCACCCACGCCGAGCATTTGGCGTTCGCGGAGACGCTGGTCAAAGAAGGTCGCCTGCTGCCCGCCCATCAAGAGGCGACCGTGGCCACGCTCGACCATCTTGCCGACGTCGGCAAGATGGTCGAGTTTGGTGAAGGTGACAGTAAAAAGCCTTTGCTCGACGCGCTCAAAGCGCAACTAAAAACCGCCCCCGTCATGGTCGATTTTAACGAGCGCGCCCGCGCATCAGGCGGTGACGCGAAAACGGTGGAGTTCGCCGCAGCACAAGGTTACGGCGCGGTGGACGCGGAGGGCTTGGAGACGCACTCCCGCGCCCTGATGTACCAAAAATCTCACCCCGAAACCGATTATTTATCCGCCGTCAAAGCGGTCACCCAGTAGGGGCGGATTGCATCCGCCCAATGGCAAATAACCCTCATCCACCCAAAAAAGGAGATCAAAAATGGGCCAACAAAATATTTCCGTACTGTCGTTGACCGACACACTCACCGGCACGGTGGCGGCCAACCGCTTTGTCACTGCCGCCGGCGCGCAAGCCGGGGCCGATGCAAACGCCTTGGGCGTGTCGCGCCAGGCGGGCGTTGCCACCGATAAAATAACCGTCGACGTGCTCGGCACGGCGACGGTCGAAGCGGGCGCGGCGGTGGCCGAAGGCGCGACCATCAAATCGGACGCATCCGGTCGCGCCATCACCTGGGTGACCGCCGGGGCAAAAATTGCCGTGGCGCTGGAGGCGGCCTCCGCCGCCGGGCAGGTGATCGAAGTGCTGCTGATTCCGAACGCGGCTTAATACTGTTAACAGGGCGGGTGCAACCCGCCCCTACAACAAATTTTTACACGGGAGAAAACATGAAAAATTACATTAAAAAAATTCTATTTGCGGTCTTGTTGGCACTGGCGGCTTCTTTTTCTGCCCAAGCCGGATGGATTGATCCCAATGGCTTAATTGCTTTGGGTGCCGTCGGTATGATCCAAATGAATTCCGCCCAAGCCCGCGTCATCGACCCGATTTTATCCACGGTCGCCCAGGGCTACAAAAACATGGAGCTGGTCGGCTCGGCGCTGTTCCCCTACGTCCCCGTAGCGCAGCGTGGCGGCAAGATCGTTTCCTTCGGCAAGGAAGATTTCGCCCTGTATTCCGGCGCGCGCGCCCCCGGTGCCAACACCAAACGGGTGCAGTTCGGCTACGCATCGAGCAATTTTGCGCTGGAACAGCACGCGCTGGAGGGCGTGGTGCCGTTCGAGCTGATGGAGGAGGCCAACGCTGTGCCCGGTATCGATCTCGGTCGCAATGCCGTGTTCCGCGTGCAAAACATTATCAATTTAAGGCTCGAAAAAGCCCAGGCCGATCTGGCCATCACCGCCGCCAATTACGCCGCGGGCAACAGGCTCACCACGCTGGCCGGGGCGACATTATGGTCGGATGCGGTGGCCTCTGACCCCCTCGCCAACATCGAGCAGGCCAAAGACGCGGTGCGCGCGCAAGTGGGGCGTTACCCCAACACCGTCGTCATCGGCGCGCAAGTGCTGCGGGCGCTGCGCGTGCACAGCAAGATCATCGACCGCACCAAATACACCGGGCGCGATGTGCCCACCGTAGAGCTGTTGGCCGCGCTGTTCGGCGTGGAGCGCGTGCTGGTCGGCGGCGCGGTGTACAGCGACGCCACCGGCGCGATGGTCGATGTGTGGGGCAAAAACGTGGTGCTGGCCTTCACCGACATCAGCGGCGTGGCCGACTTCGGCTTGCCTAGCTACGGCTACACCTACCGCCTTAACGGCGCGCCGGTGGTCGAATCGGCCTACCAGGACCGCAACAGCAAAAGCTGGGTGTATCCGGTCACCGACGAGGTTGCGCCGGTGATTGCGGGTGCGGCCGCAGGGTTTTTGATCAGCCCGGCGGTGGCGTAACACCTTTCGTCATTCCGGGCTTGCCCCGGAATTCAGCGGAAACAAACTTTAGCCCCCTCTCCCTTTGGGAGAGGGTTTGGGGTGAGGGAGGGCGGATGCAATCCGCCCCTACAAAAGGACATCTAGCATGGATAAATTTATCGCACGCGCACCGGTCACGGTGCTGGGCAAAGACTACCGCAGCGGCGACAGCTTTGAGGCGGATGCGGCGGAAGTGGGCGGGATGGTCGAAAGCAGTTTAGTCGAGGCGGTGGGTGTGCTGGGCAGGGCTGCGCCCAGCACCCCGGCGGCACCCACCGATCCCGCCAAACGCCAGTCAGCCATCATCGCCGCCATCGCCACGCTCGATGCCAATGACGGTGATCTGTGGCTGCGCGACGGCCGCCCGGATGCCAGCGTGTTGGCGGATTTGCTGGGTTGGAGCGTCTCCGCCGCCGAACGCAACGCGGCCTGGGCGGCCATGCAGCCAGCACCGTAGGGGCGTATGACAATACGCCCGACAGATAAATGCCCTACGCCACACAACAAATGCCATTGGGCGGATGTAATCCGCCCCTACACCTAATATGATTTACGCGACTCAAAATGACATGGTGGCTCGTTTTGGCGGGGAGGAGCTGGTGCAGCTCACCGACCGCGCCCATCTCGGCGAAATTGACGCGGCGGTGGTGGCGGGGGCGTTAAACGATGCGTCCGCGCTGATCGACGGCTATTTGCGCGCCGCCTACACCCTGCCGCTGGCCAGTGTCCCCGCCGAGCTGGTGTTGGTGTGCTGCAACCTGGCGCGTTTTTATTTGTACGATGACCGCGTGATCGATGTGGTGCAAAAACGCCGTGATGAAGCCGTATCCTGGCTCAAGGACGTCTCGGCCAAGCGCGTGAGCCTGGGCGTGGATGGCGCGGGCAGTGCGGCACCGGTCGCCGCGGGCGGCGTAAATTTTGTGGTGACCGGGCGCGTGTTTGATGCGGCCACGTTAAAGGATTACTGATGCTGCGTGACTTGATTATCGCGCGCCTGCAAACGCAATGCCCGTCACTCAAGCGCGTCAGCACGGCGGCGGATTTGGCCTCCGCCAAAACCGACGCGAAACAGTTTCCGTGCGCCTATGTGTTGACGTTGGCCGAGCAGGGCGGCGCGGCGCGCTATATGACCGGGCTGGTGGCGCAACAGCGCAACGTGCGCATCGGCGTGGTGCTGGCGGTGCGCAACGTGCGCGATGCCACCGGGGCGGCCGCATCGGCAGATATGGAAGTAGTGCGCGTCGAGACCGATGCTGCGCTGTTTGGATACCGCGCCGACGAAGCGCACGAGGTGCTGGTTTTTTCCCAGGGCAAGCTGCTCGCCCTGATCGACGGCGAAATCTGGTGGCAGGACGAATATACAACCGAATTTGATAGGAGATAAAAATGGTTAGCGGAGAAGCGGTCGAAGACGAATTTGCGGGACAGGGCGGCAGCTACATCCTGGACCCGCTGACGAATAAGCGCACGCGCGTGGAAGAGCCCACGCAGGGTCGCGTGCGGCCTGCCGAGGTTTACGCCGAGCATCCGCTGCTAGTGCCGCCCGAGGCCGAGTTAGCCGCAGATGCACCCGTTATCCGCCCACGCAAGATAGCTGCCGTGCAGCCCACCCCTATTGAGGAAATAAAATGAAAACCAAACGACAGGTATTGCTCGGCAAAATTGAAGCCACTTATGGCGTAGACCCCGTCCCCACCGGCGCGGCGGACGCGATGCTGGTTGGCAACTTAAAAATCTCCCCGCTCGAAATGGGCGGGGAGGAGCGGGGCGGCTTGCGCGGCTTTATCGGCGCAACGGGCAAGGTCATGTCGGGCGAGCATGTCAAGTTGAGTTTTGACGTGGAGATGTTCACGTCGGGCGTAGCCGGCACCGCGCCAGCCTACGGGCCGGTGCTGCGGGCTTGCGCGAATTCCGAAACGATCGTGGCGCTGGCCAGTGCCACTTACGCCAGCGTGGATGCCGCCGAACAATCGATGACGTTTTATTTTAATCGCGACGGAAAACGCCGCATCATCACCGGCTGGCGCGGGAGCGCGAAAGCGAAGTTGCCGGCCAAGGGTGTGCCGATGTGGAGTTTTGAGGGCATCGGCCTCTACGCGCCGCCGGCCGACACCGCGATGCCTGTGCCCACCTTAACCGCCTGGCGCATGCCGCTGCCGGCCGAGGCGGGCATCACCACCGCTACCGTGCACGCATTCGCCGGGCTGATCTCCGAGGTCGAATTTAATACCGGTGCCGAGGTGGCCTACCGCAACCTGATCAACGGCGAATCGGTGCAGGTCACCGGGCGCAAATCGACCGCCAGCATCACGCTGGAAGAGCCGATGATGGCGCAAAAAGATTTTGAAACCATCGTCCGCGCGGGCACCTTGGGCGCGCTGGTGGTGACACACGGCACGGTCGCGGGTAACCGCGTCGTGCTGACTGGTGCGACGGCGCAGATTGTGGGCTATCAGGAGAGCGATCAGGACGGCATCGCCATGATCAAGCTCGATCTGGAGCTGATCCCCGCCACCGCCAACACCGACTACAGCATCGTTTACAACTAAAGCGGGAAGGGTTGAGGGGGAAGAGAGAAGGGTTTAACCCTCCCACCCTTTAAGCACCGCAGGTGCGGTCCCTTCTCCCTTTACTCTTGTAATTTATAAAAAGGAAACCTCATGTTCAAAATCGCCCTCACCGAAACCTACGAACACCCGGTCATCATCGACATTCCCGGGGACAAAAAACGCCATGAATTCACCGGCATTTTTCACCGTTTTAGCCAGGGAGAATTAAACGATATGCGCGAGCGCATTCAAAATGAGGCGCTCGACGATAAAGCGTTTTGCCGCGAAGTGCTGGCGGGCTGGAAAGGCGTGCGCGACGAGGCGGGCGATGAAATCGAATTCGGCGACGGCAACCTCGACCGCCTGCTCGACATCTACCCGGTCGCAGCCAGCATCGTCAAGGCGTTCTACGAATCGATCAGCGGCGCGAAACTAAAAAACTGACCGATGCCGCACGCCACTGGGCGCGGGGCGGCAAACGACATCAGGCAGACGATGCCGCCCAGAAAAAACAATTTGAAGAAGACGCGGCGGCATTCGGCATCCCGCTGGAAGATCTGCAAGTAGCGTGCGCCGCGCGCACGACGGCGGGCAACAGTTTTGAGGTGTGGCACGACAACGCCGCGACGCTGGAATTATTTCTCGCCTGCCGCACCCAGTGGCGCATGCTGGCAGGCGCGACCAGTTTGGTCAGACTGGGGTTGGATTATCCGGCGGTGGCAGCGGTGATGCGTTTACAGGGCGTTAAAAATAAAAACGCGGCGCAGGTTTTTAACGAATTGCAGCACATGGAATTTGCGGCGTTACAGGAGTGGTGATGAACAAATATAACCATTCTCACGAGAAAAAACGCGATAATTTTAACGGTGACGCAAGTGGCTAATATCGTATTCGGCATCACCCTCAAACCCGACGGCTTCGGCAACTTCAGCGGGCAGGTAAAAGGCGCGTCCGAGGCGTTGAAAAAAATGGGCGGCGATGCCGGAAACGCCGGTGTGCAGGCCGCAACCGGGCTGGGTCGCGCCAGCGCCGGGGTGAGCTCCCTCCACGAACAGTTGTCGCGTCTGCAAAGCGTGGCGATGGCTTATTTGGGCGGGCGCATGGCGCTCGACGTGCTGCGGGTCGCCGACCGCTATCAGGCGTTGCAGGCGCGCCTGAAACTGGCAACCGTTTCCCAGGAAGAATTCAACGCCGCCAACGCGGGCTTGTTTGCCATCGCCCAGGCCAACGGCGTGCAGCTTGCCGGCGCGATCGATCTTTACAGCAAGCTCGCCCCCGCGCTGCGCGAGTTGGGCGGCACCCAGCAGCATGCCTTGGCCATGTCCGATCTGGTCGGTAAAAGCCTGCGCCTGTCCGGCTCGGGTGCGGCGCAATCGGCGGCGGCGATGCTGCAATTTTCGCAGGCGCTCGGCAGCGGCGTGTTGCGCGGCGACGAATTTAATAGCTTGATGGAAAATGCCCCGCGCCTGATGCGGGCGCTGGCCGACGGCATGGGGCTGCCGCTCGGCGCGCTGCGGCAACTGGCCGAAGCGGGCAAGCTCACCGCCACCGACGTGAGCAACGCGCTGCTGTCGCAAAGCGAAAAGTTGAGCGGCGAGATCGCCAAAATGCCGCTCACCGTATCGCAGGCATGGACGAAGCTGGGCAACAGCGTCACCGTCGAAATCGGCAAACTCGACCGCGCCAGCGGCACGACCGCCACCTTATCGGGCGCGCTGTCCGCGCTCGCCGACAAGGTGGGCCAGGTCGAGGCCGCGCTTGTTTCTGCGGCCAAAATCGGCGTAGCATTGTTCGCCGCGTCGCTGCTCTCGGTTAGGGCTGCCGCCATTGCCGCGGCGGGCGCGGCGGGCATTTTAATGTTCAAGCACGCGCTGATCGGCCTGCAAGCGCTTTACGCGGTGAGCGGTGCGGCGGGCGTGGTGAGCACTATTTTAAACATTCGCTTTGGCGCGCAAGCAGCTACCCCGTCCGTGCTAACCTTGGGGGGCGCGCTCAAGGCGCTGCTCTGGCCAGCCGCGCTGCTCTACGGCGTTTACGAATTTGCCAGATACGCCTCGGAGACTTTTTTGACGGTGCAGTTGGGCATCGTCGCACTGGCCGAAACCGCGCAAAAAGCTGCAGCGTATATCAGCCACCCTTTCGATAGCCGTGCACGCGCCGCCGCCATCGCTGAAATAAAACGGCAAAATCAGGAAATTGCCCAGGCATTGATCGCCTCGCACGAAGCCGCCGCGCCGCCGCAATCGCCGCCGTTGCAGGCGTTGGCGCGCGGCACCGCCCCCGATAAATCCGGCCTCGATGCCGCCAAAAAACACGCCAGCGACTACGCGGCCATCATTAAAACACTCGAAGGAAATCTCACCAGTGCTGCCGCCAAACATGCGGGGCTGAATGCCGAGCAGACCGAGCTGGCCAAAATGCAGGCCCAGCCCATCTGGGACAAGTTGACCCGGGATCAGCGCGATTACATCGCCGCGCTGCTGGACGGCACCAGCGCGCTCAATGAATCCGTGCGCGCCGAAGAGCGGATGAATAAAGCCCGCGAAGAGGCCTCCTCTTTTATCGACAAAATAAACGCCGCCGCGCAACAGGAGGTGGCCGACCTCGAATTTAAAAATTCGCTCATCGGCAAATCCGCCATCGAGACCGCGCGCCTCACCGCCGAACGCCGCGCGCAGCTGGCGGTCGACCGGCAAATTTACGACCTCAACCAGCAATACAAAAACGACCTCCCCGCACGCGATGCGGCGGTGGCCGACATCGAGGCCGCCCGCCCCGGCATCATCAACCACGCAGCCGCCGCCGCAAATGCCACGGCTATTGCCGATGCCCACGAAAAAGAGGCCAAGCGCGCCGAGCAGGCGTGGGACCGCTTCGCCGAAAACGTGCAGCGCAATTTGGGCGATGAATTGTATAAGGGCTTGAGCGGCGGCTTTATGGATATAGGCGATGCGTTCAAGCAAATGCTGCTGCGCATGGCTGCCGATGCGGCGGCCGCACAGATCATGGTGGCGGGGACGAATTTGGCGCTCATGATGTTCGGGGGCGCGGGCGGTGCGCCGGGTGCGACCGCACCGGGCAGCGCGGGCACATCGGGCGGCGGCGGCGGGTTTGCGCCCGGCAGTAATTTTGCCGCCAAAGGGGCATGGTTCACGGGTGAAGCGGCACATTTTTTCACCAACGGCGGCGCGTTCAGCAACCAGACCTTCGATCGCCCCACGCCGTTCGCGTTTGCCAATGGCGGTGGTTTTAACTTGGGCGTAATGGGTGAAGCCGGACCCGAAGCGGTGATGCCGCTGACCCGTGATGCCTCGGGCAAGCTCGGCGTTAAAGCGCAAGGCGGGGCGCGCTCGATCAGTATCACCTACGCTCCGGTGATTCAAATCGACAGCCGTAGCGACCGTTCCCAAGTCGAGCGGCTGGTGAGCGATGCGATCAAACAGGGCAACGCCGAGCTGGTGGATAAATTGCAGCGCGAGGGCGTGCTCTGATGGCCGTGATCACCTTCCCCGCTACGCTCGGTGTCGCCCGTTTTAACTGGGGCTTGCAGCGCCGCGACCTGTCCTTCGCCTCGGCTTTCGGCAGCCAGGCCGTGGAAATTTCTTCGCCGCTGTGGGCGGCCTCTGTCCAGTTTGATCCAGCCAAACGCACCGCGCTTGAGGTGGGGGCGTGGCAGGCTTTATTGCTCAAGCTGCGCGGCAAGGTCAACCAGTTGGCGTTGTGGCATATCGCGCGTCCCATTCCCATTGGCAGCATGCGCGGCGCGATGACGCTGAACGCGGCGGCGGCGCAGGGCGCGACCAGCTTGAGTGTCGTCGCTGCAGGCCAGAATCTTAAAACCCTGTTGGCTGGAGATTACATCGGGCTGGGCGATGGCATTGCCCAGCAAGTGGTGATGGTCACCGACGATGCCACCGCCGACGCGGCGGGCTTGATTACAGTGAATATCCAGCCGCCCTTGCGTAGCGGTTTCGCGCTGGGCGCAGCGGTGGTGTGGGATAAACCCAAGGCGTTGTTCCGCGTCACGGGTTCCGATTTCAGCGCGGATTACAGCGGCAGCCTGGTCACCGCCCGCGCGCTGGACTTAATCGAGGATTGGCGAGCATGACCACCACCGCTCAACAAACCGCTTTAGAAAAACCCGTCGCGGCAGTCGCGTATTTTTTAGAGCTGCAATTCAAAAGCGGCGTGGTGCGCGTGTGCTCCTATTCACAAACCTACACCTGGGGCGGTTTTGATTGGATAGGCTTGGGCTCGCTCGGCAGCATCAGCCCGATTGATGAATCGGCGGGCGTGGCCAGCAGTGCCATGATTTTTGGCCTGAACGTGGCGCAGTCATCCGTGCTGGCATTGGCCGTGGGCGTGGTGGAAGATTATCGCGGCCAGCCCGCCAAGCTGTATTTTTGCCCGCTCAACGAAAACGGCCAGCTGATCGACACGCCAGAAATCTGCTGGCGCGGCTTGATGGACACGATGGCGGTGAGCGTGGACGGCGACGGCGGGCAGGTCGCGCTCAAATGCGAAACCAGTGCCTACGGACTCAAACGTCGCCCCTCCATGCGCTTAAACGCGGCACAGCAAAAACAACGCTACCCGACCGATACCGGTTTCGATTACCTCAACAGCCTCATCGCCAACCCGCAACTGTGGCTGTCTAAAAAGTTTCAACAGATATGAAACAAAATGTCATATATGAAATAAAAATGACGAAACCACCTAATTCCCGCAAACCCCTTCCCCTCCTTGTTGATGGAGGGGTGGCGCGAGCGGAAGGGTCGCCGCGAAGCGGCGGGGAACCCGCTGGCCTCCCCTTTACGGGGGGAAGTGCCGGGGTGGTGCTGGCCGACCATATTACCGCGCATTTAAATACACCCTTTGCGTGGGGCGCGCATGACTGCGTCGGCTTTGCTGCGGCGTGGCTCAAAAACAGCACCGGCATCGACCACTTGGCCGAGTTAAGCAAATGGACTACTGCGGCACAGGCAGCGCGCATCATCAAGCAAGAGGGCGGGCTGGAAGCCGCGCTAAATGCGCGCTTTGAACGCACCCACCCCAACTACGCGCACGACGGCGACCTCGCCCTGCACAACGGCTGCCTGTGCCTTTTCAGCGGGGCGCACATCGTCGGCCCCGGCAAAACGGGTTTGACGCACAACAGCAGGCTGCTGGCCGAAGCGGCCTGGCGAGTCTTTCCCCTTTCCTCCCTTGAACAAGGAGGGGTGGCGCAAAGTGCCGTGGTGGTTGGTCAATTCCCTCTCCCGTCCCCGTGTGGCCAAAGCATCTTGCCCCCTCTCCCGTCCCCGCAAGGGGGAGGCCGATGGGTTCCCCGCCGCTTCGCGGCGACCCATTCGCACGGAGAGGGTGAGGGAGCGAAACCGTGAACAAATTATTCTTGATCGGCTTGTGCACCCTGCTCTGGCTGCCCGCCACCGCCCAAGCGATGGCCGAGGTGGTGCAGATTGTTGGGACGATATTGCTGTTTATACCAGGGCCCTGGCAAGTTGTCGGCGCGATCCTCATCATGGGCTCCGCCGTTTACGGTGCCGAGCAAGCCAAAAAGAAAGCCCGTCGCGAGGCCGAACGCCAGCGTCAGGCGCACAACGACGGCCTGCAGGACCGCACCATCACCCGCGTCGCCACCGACGCACCGCACCGCACGGTGTATGGCCGCGCCCGCGTCGGCAGCGATATTGTCGGCATTTTCGCGTCCGGCGCGAGGCACGAGTTTAAATATCTGGTGTGCGTGCACGCCGCGCACGAGTGCGATGCCATTGAAGAAATATGGGTCGGCAACAAACCGCTGGGCGTATTGACCGCGCCGGCCTTGGATGGCTCGCAAGACGTGACCGCTGGGGATTATTTTTATAAGCAAACGATTTCTGTTAAAGCTGAGGTTAAAACTGGACTCACGTTTAACTTGGCGCAAATACCGGTCGCGAATACATTGCGCGTGACTTATCGGCTCAACGGCGAAACTTACGCGGTCAAGCCCACTTCGGTGGTTGGCACGCTGGTGACCATGCGCAGCAATAAAACGTGGACCTGCCACTACGATTACACCGTGGACAAATCACGGGTGCGTGTCAGCAAACATCTGGGCACCCCCGCCGACCCCGCCGACCCGGCGTTGCTGGAGGCTTTGCCCGGCGTGTGGCCGGCCACGGCGGTGCTGCGCGGCTATTGCTACACCGTGGTGCGGCTGGATCTGAATTATCAGGAATTTCAATCCGGCATCCCACCCATCGAAGTGTTGCTGCGCGGTAAAAAACTGCTCGATCCGCGCAGCGGGCTAACGGTCTGGAGCGACAACCCGGCCTTGGCGATTTACGATTACCTGTTGGGCGATAATTGTGGGGTGGAGGCCGCCGACTTGCCGCTGGACGACTACCTCACCGCCGCCAACGTCTGCGACGAAGATATTGGCGGCGGCGTTAAACGTTACACCATCAACGGCACGGTCGATGCCGCCCAGGATCCGCGCAAAACGCTGGAAAGTTTGGCACAGTGCATGGCGGGCGCCATCGTGGGCACCACCTGGCAA